TCCCTTCAACCAAGTGTCAATCGCCTGTTGGCATATGCCGTCATCGGCGCGTATCGACCAGGTCAAAGAGTTTGGAAATAATGCGTTTGTTTGTCAGTATTTGCTTGTAATTCTCCACATCGGAACACCTGCCGCTAACAAGACGGTCTTCCACTCAATGCGATCACCATCAGCGTAACGATACTTCAGTGATGCGCCCTTGCGCGAGTTCGCGCTCGCACGAAGGTACTGCAAGTTGTCTTGATGATGCTTGCCCTTACCAAGTGGAATGATGTGGTCTACCTCAAACCCCTCTGGACGGTGGCGGTAAATCAACCACATGAGTTGACAATCCGCATCGGCTGGTAGTTCATAAACTTTGCCGTGTTTACTTCGTGAATCAAGGTGCAGCCGCGCCCACTCACGAAATTCGCCACGCCGCGCACAAGCGTACGACTCGCGAATTATTGCGTGTTTGCCTTTAGCCCGTGCAATCCGCTTTGATTCCTTTGCACCAGCAGCAACCTTTGCTGCCGCTCGGGCTGCGTTCTTGCGCTCTGCCGCTGCCTGTTGATTCGCGTTAATTGCCCAAGCCACGCGAACGTTACGCGCTGCAACCTTCGCCGCTTCAGCCGCGCAAAGACGCTGATACGCTTGTTCCGCTTCTTCGCGTAATCGCCACGGCCCGTGTGTGCCGTCCAAAGCAACGAAATACCCACGCCGCAAATCAAGGAACACGCCACGCCTAATTGGCTTGCATTCCTGCGAAATTTGAGTCTTTAATTTCGTCGCCATTCGTATTTCCCAAAGCCGTAGGCAGAGCGGGGAGCGGCTGCTGGCTTACCCGCCCCACCCACAGTTGTCGAGATTTTGAGCAGTAGCAGCCGCTCGGCAATTCCCACACGGGGAGTTGTTACAAGCACCATACCATAAATCTGCCGCAACGTGGTACACTTAAGTTCCCGGAAGCGCAGCGCGTTGATCGAAAGATCCGCGCTGTGTTTGTTTCCGGAGCAGGAAACACGGGTCAAATTGGAATGTTGACCGCATCGACACAGTCACCAAACTATGTCGATCTGCATAAAGGTTCAAATTATTCATAGGTTTATGCAGACAGCAGCGCGTTGCCGCGCCCTGTCCTGTCGGTAGGTTCTGTTACCCCATTGCCTGGGAAACGAGGGGCGTACCTCACGGCCTTGTGCCTCGTCGCAAGTGGGAGTCTCACCCACATCTCCGCGCCGGCACTATACATCTATATTAAATTCATGGTCATGGTGTTGACAGCCGATATATCTCTTGGGTACATTGTGTCAATCAGAGGCGCGTGCCGCTGATAACGCAAACAAGAAAGGTGCATGGCATGCCAAACACACGACCTCAAAGATGGGCGCAAAAAGAAGGACAACGCGTCGGAGCGCGAGAAATTCAACGATTAGCAAACGAACAGGCAAAGGAACCTGCGCTCAAGATAAGTGATGTAAGAGAACTATTTAAGACGAAGTACGGATTGACCATATCCCGTGCAACTATTCACCGATGGATGCACACGCAACAGATAAAGCACATTTGGGTTGGTGGTCAACGCTTTACAACCGAGACAGACATTGCAGCGTTTATTGCACTAGGCGAGACTAAATAAACATTGACCGCGCACCAACCCCCGCGAGGGGGAAGGATGCGACAGCCGATACTGTTGCAACGCACCCAGTTTGAGAGGACTGCACCGTGAGTACCAAGATCAAAGTCACCGTCACCGATGCCTTAAATTTCCACCCGCACCTCGCCCGCGTCTACTGCGACGTGCTTGTCGCCGCTGCCCGCGAAATCAACGACGAGGTAAGCCAGCGCGTACTCCGCGCTCACAATGAACGCGCTTGTGTTGATGTTGACAATGAGGTTGCCTTTGACCGTTGTATCGAAGAGATGGATGCCGCCGAAGCCGCATTTATTGCTCGCCACGAGAACACGGTGGTGAGCCTGTGAATATCTTTGACTACGCCGAGGCCCAACGCCGCAAGGAAGTTGGGATGCACCAGGCTGCTGACGCTCGACCAACCCTGCTTGCCGACGCACAGGCAATTGCCAAGCGTGTTGCCTCGCGCTGGGAGTTTGTAACGTCTGATGACGTAGCAGCGGAAATGATGGCGGCGGGACTGCGGTACGAGGATTTGGGCAACGCAGCCGGCAGCGTGTTCAGGTCTGACTTTGCGTGGACGGGCAAGGTGACATCGTCAATTCGACCATCAACGCACGGGCGCATGATCAAAGTTTGGAGACTCAAATGACAAAGCAAATCATGCAAGTTGACGTTCTGTCGGAGTGGGTTACCGATGACCAGGCTGCGGAATACTTGAGCGAACACGTTGTCACCGCAACGCTTGAAGTGCATTGGCAATACCACAAGCCCGGACACTACACCGGGGTGCATGGCTGGGAATTGATCTCATGGAACATCCTTGAGATCGCGCTTGATGACGTTGAGTTGACTGACCAAGACATTGTTCCATCAGACTTCCCAATGGCCGAGGTACGCGCTGCGCTTGAAGATGCCGAGCCAGTACGCAAGTACATTGCCGATAGACCACCGGAGAAAGCATGAAATACTTATCCGTTTGCTCAGGCATTGAGGCCGCGACCGTTGCTTGGCATCCACTTGGCTGGGAGCCTGTTGGATTTTCGGAGATTGAACCCTTCCCCAGCGCGGTTCTCGCGCATCATTACCCTCACGTCCGCAACTTCGGGGATATGACCAAATTTCAGGAGTGGCCATTAGATGCAGGAGCAATTGACCTTCTCGTGGCTGGAACCCCATGCCAGTCATTTTCAGTTGCAGGACTCCGACAAGGACTCAAAGACCCACGCGGAAACCTCATGCTTACCTACCTTGCGATTGCTGCACGTTTACGGCCTCAATGGGTTGTCTGGGAAAACGTCCCCGGTGTCTTGTCATCCAACGGAGGACGGGATTTTGGTTCCCTCCTCACAGGGCTACGGGAACTGGGGTATCAGTACGCCTACCGGGTGCTGGACGCTCAATGGGTGCGAACACAACGGCATCCCCGTGCCGTCCCGCAGCGCAGACGCAGAGTCTTCGTTGTTGGTTGCCTCGTTGAGCGAAGTGCTGGAAACTGGGACGCTGCCGCAAAAGTATTGTTTGAGCGCCAAAGCGTGCAGCGGCATTCTAAAAAGAGCGGAGCGGCGCGGGAAGAAATTGCCTCAGATGTTGAAGGACGCGCTGGAACAAAATGCGTTGCTATTCAAGGCAACCTAATTGGGCGTGACAAAGGTGGGCCGACAGGCGTAGGCGCATCAACAGACGGTGCTATGTACACCATGACAAAAGCAGATGTGCATGGGGTAGCACAAGCAATGACCGTGCGCCGCCTAGCCCCACGCGAGTGCGAACGACTACAAGGTTTTCCTGATGATTACACGCTGATTCCTTGGCGCAAAAAGGCAGCAGAGGATTGCCCTGATGGGTCAAGGTACAAAGCATTGGGAAACAGCATGGCGGTAAATTGCATGGAGTGGATCGGTGAACGCATTGCAGCCGTTGAGGCAGAGAAGGAAACGACATGAGCGACCTGAGAGACATAGCGACATTGTGCAAAGAGATTGACTGCCTGACGGCACAGGTGGACACGCTGCGAGGCCTGTTGGACTACGAGCCGGAGACTGGAATCTTTCACTGGCGGGTGCAACCTAGCCGTAATGTCAAAGCAGGCGTAATCGCGGGGACGCTCAACCACGATGGTTACATTCGCATCATGGTCAATGGCAAAAAATTCCTTGCCCACCGCCTCGCTTATTTGCATTTTCACGGCGTGTGGCCCGAACAACAAATCGACCATCTCAACGGCGACAAGAGCGACAATCGGATAGCCAACCTGCGTGACGTTTCTCCGTCTATCAACTCGCAGAACCAAACGCGCCCACGAAAGAGCAACGCTTCCGGTTTTCTTGGGGTTTCGTGGAACAAGGACAATAAACGTTGGATGTCCAAGATCAAGGTCAACGGACGAAGTCAGCACCTTGGCTATTTCAGCAGCCCGGAAGTTGCCCACGCGGCTTACTTGGCGGCAAAATTGCGACTCCACCTGGGCGATATTCGCCACTTTTCGAGACTTCCATCATTACCGATACCAACAACTTTATTTGAGAGGACGGCATGAGCGATCACGAAAATAACCGATGGGCGCGACCGACAATGGAAGACGTTTCATGGGAACACGCAACAGGCATCCCTGCGTTCCTCAACGAGCGCGGCATCAGGGAAGGGCTGGCAAAGCATGTCGGCTTGCCGGCAATGATTATTGTTGCTGGCGACCCCATGCTGCACCGCGTTGACGAGGGTGACGGCAACCCCGTGTTTCAGTACTGGCGGTCATCCGTGTACCTCGTCAGTTCAACGCCTACGGGGATTGAAGGAACACGGTTTACAAGCCTGTGTGTCCGCGACCCGGATGACACTATTGAATCCGTGCGCGACGAACTGCTTAACAAGTGTGTCAACTTTATCACCAAGTGTGAACCTTCAACCAAGATCAAATATGTCTCGTAAATTACCGATTGGCTGCTGCCGCCATCCGCAAACGGAAAAGTCGAAAATGAAAAACACCGACATTACCGCCCAAACACTGCGAGGCCTGCTGGACTATGACCCCGACACCGGAATTTTTCGGTGGCTGGTGAGTCGCTCAGGGATACAAATGGGCGCGGTCGCGGGAACGGGAGCGGTCAGCGATTGCGGCTACATTCACATCAAGGTCAACGGGACGAAATTCAGGGCGCACAGATTGGCATGGCTGTACACGCATGGAACGTGGCCCGACCATCAGATCGACCACATCAACGGGAATCGGGCAGACAATCGGATAGCGAACTTGCGTGATGTGTCACAATCCACAAACATGCAAAATCAGACGCGCCCACAAAAAAGCAACACCTCCGGCTTTCTTGGCGTGTCGTGGCACATTGGCAAAAAGCGTTGGGATGCGCGGATCAGCGTCAATGAACGAAGTCAGCACCTTGGCTCCTTCGACACCGCGGAGGAGGCCCACGCCGCTTACCTCGCCGCAAAGTTGCGACTACATCCAGGCGATGTTCGAAACCTCACAGGACTTCCATCATGACTAACCCGCCAACATCGCGATCACCCCTTGGCTGCTTGACCGTAACTTTTCGCAAATACGGCGACTCAGCCATTATCTACGACGAAGACGGAGGCCAAATCGCACAGATATTCGCGCAGGTACAGAATTCTGAAATCAACGACCGCATCAGAGTCTCTATTCGGGCTGAAAAAAAATACAAAATCGTAAGACATAAGGACGGGACGGCATGAGTTCACCAACACCAGGCTATTACGAATCGCTGTTAAACGAACGCGGCTTAGTCGTGACGCACTTACGCGCACAGATCAGGGACATTCAGCACCATTGCAAGATGCTTGGTGTAATTGGCGGGGCATTAGAATCAGGCGCAAAGTTCGACCACAAAGCGGCAGGGTTTGAGATCAGACAATTGCTTAACATCATCAACCGGAGAATCACATGAAGAAGATGCTGCCATATATCGTTGAGGGAATTCGGACTGACAAGGAAGCGGGAATGCGACAGGTTGACATTGCTGTGAAGTACGGCGTGTCAACAGGTGCTGTGTCTCGCGTGTTGCGTGGTAGCCGGCACAAAGCCAAGGTTGCCAATGCCAACTCCTGACGATGGTTTTTGCGGCGTTCCTGCTGGGGGGCGTTCCCCCGGCAGGGACGTTTTACTTCTTGAATTACGAATCAAATTGCTTGAAGCGCAACTTGCAAAAGCGCAAACGGAAAGCGACTGTTTAAGGGAAACAATAAGAAGTAAATTTGTTGAAAAACTTGACAAGGTTTGGTACGAGGGGGAGGGATGATCGAACTTGAAGACATCGTTGATCGCATTGCGACCTCCGAGTCAACCGATCCGCTGTTGCTTGAAGCGTCTGAAGAAATCAAATACTTGCGGCTTGAACTTGCTCGCGAGATAGCCAACCGATACAAGGCGCGTGGAACCGATGATGATTGAGTTTCGCGTACCTGGTGTCGCCGCTCCGCAGGGCAGCAAGAAGGCGTTCAGGACGCGAGGTGGACGCATTGCCCTCGTAGAGTCCTGCTCTCGCGTGAAGCCCTACAGAGCGACGATAGCCCTTGCAGCGCGTGAGGTGTGGGCTGAAAGCGCAACGCACGGGACGGTAGGCGTGTCAATCGCGTTCACGTTTGTCAGGCCGAAGAGCCACTACAACGCGAAGGGTGTGCTTCGCGCCGGCGTCGCAACCCACCCAGGCAAGGGAATCGGAGACATTGACAAGTTGTGCCGGGCAGTGCTTGATGGTCTTACGGGCGTTATTTACGCCGATGATTCGCAGGTCGTAAGTCTTGTTGCCACCAAGTCATACGGAAATACTGCTGAATCTCGCATATCCATTTACATTACAGGTTGACAGTAGGTTGCTTGTTGGTATATTTGACACATTGACACACGTTGTGTCAGTCGTGCGCGGCGTTCCGCGCAGTCACTAGAGAGGACTTCACATGCAACGTAGCGAAACAATCGGAGAGTTGGCGAAGGCATTGGCGGCGGCAAACGGCCACATCAAAAACCCCAACTTGGACGCGGTCAACCCGCACTTCAAGTCGCGGTACGCCAGCCTAGGTGCGATCATTAACGCGGTACGCGCACCGCTTGCAGCGCACGGTATCAGCGCAGTTCAGACTGTCAGCAATGACGGCGGCTCGGTTGGCGTGACCACCACCCTGCTGCACTCAAGCGGGGAGTGGATGGCCGAAACAATTTGGTCTGCCCTGCCTGACCGCGCAACGGTGCAGCAGTTGGGGTCGAGCATCACCTACCTGCGCCGTTACTCGCTTGCAGCCATCACCGGGATTGTCGGCGAGGAGGACGATGACGGCAACGCCGGCAGCAGCGGCGACCGTAATGACCGCCCTGAGCCTCGCAAGACGTTCAAGTCAACAGAAGCCAAGGGTGCGCCTGTCGCCGCTCCTAAGCCATCTGCGCCCCCTGCAAAGGCAGCACCTGCTAAGGCAGAGCCTGTCAAGGACAGAATCGTTGCCGATGCGTACCCCGAAGAGTACGCCGGGGTGTTCAAGATCCTGCGCGTAGTGGCGCGACCAGGCAAGCCTTACGCTATCCAGGCCGAGGGCGAGCATGGCGTTGCGTGGATTGCGACCAGCGTGGAGGAGTACGCTAAATTGCTAAGTGACACTATTGGCAACTCCATCACACTCGACGTTGAGCGTATCGGTGACACCTTGCAGGTCATGCGCTGCCTCGGCAACGTGAAGGCCGTGAAAGAGGAGGTTCCTTTTTAGATATGATACGCCATCATGTCTAAAGAAATATGGAAACCAATTCCTTCTCGCCCCGGAATGCTTGCAAGTTCATTAGGAAGAATACAAGTGTTGCCATATGAAGTAATTACTCCGTTCAACAAACCGCGAACATATGCGGTTAAACCAACATTTGGACATATAAGAAAATCATCAAAGACCGCAAGGCATAAATACTTTGGTATTTCATTGCGTCGATTTGGGAATATGAAGATTCATCGGTTGGTGTGCGAAGCATTTCATGGGCCTGAACCGTCAAAGTTGTCAGTAGTAATTCACATCAATGAATGTGCAACTGATAATCGCCCAAACAATTTGCGCTGGGGAACACAACGAGAAAATCTAAATATGCCAGGATTTGTCGCATATTGCAAATCAAGAACTGGATTAAATAGCCCAGTTACAAAAGGTAAATTAAAGAAGATTACTAAATGAGTCTCTACGCAATCACATCCGAAATGCAATGTATCTTGGACGCAGTTCTTGATGGGGGTATTGACTCCCCCGAAACGCAGGACGCGCTGAATCAGCACCTTGCAGGACTTGACGGTGCGCTTGAAAGCAAGGCCGAGTCTTACGCAGGGTTCATCAAGGAACTCGAAATGCGTGCGGAGTCGAGGGGCAAGGAAGCCTCTCGAATCCGTGCGCTTGCCGCTGCCGACGATGCGCTGGCAACGCGCCTCAAGGAAGGCCTAAAGGCGGCAATGGAGCAGACTGGCAAACTCAAGATTGAAACCCCGCGTTTCAAACTGTCAATCGCCGGCAATGGTGGGAAGCAATCGCTTGAGGTAGACGATCCGTCTGCACTTGACCCGATCTTCGTACGAATTGTGCGTGAGCCTAATAAGGATGCCATCCGCGCAGCACTTGACTCAGGTGCTGAAATTGCGGGTTGCCGTCTGCTTCCACGCGGAACGAGTCTGCGAATCCGCTAGACTGAATCCGTCCGATCCTCTCCCCCTGCGTCGTAGCACCACACACTGCGG